GGGTCGCACTGCTTGCACGTGCTGGGCTTGATAATCTCCACTTCCACATCCGGCTCGGCCAGCGGGTTGGGATCGTCCTTGTGCGCGGACTTGGTGTGTGTGCCGAGCGCGTTGAGCGTCTTGAACTTCGCCCCGCAGCCATCTTTCTTGCAGGAGTAGTCCTTCACCACATCGACACCATCATTGGTTTTAGTGCCGTTGCGGTCGAAGTCGAACACGTACTTGCCGAGCTTTCCACCCGATGTTTTGAGTTGGGCGAGAGGCCCGTCGCGGTCGATTTCGTACGTACTCCCCATCTTGAAGTGTTGACAAGATGGGGAGTCGAACGCGTCCATGATGCACTTTGCAGTTACTTTCATCTATTGCTCTCCGCCCGTACGTGGGCCGTACCAGATGATAGCAGTGCCGGAGGTTGCCGCCGTTCCGGTCAGCGCCATGTAGCAGCGCAGGAACTCCAGAACCGCCGACTGCGGAACCCCGATCCAGTAGTGCGCCCCAACGACTTGCAGTTGCGCCAGCGTCAGGGTGCGGGTTGCGATTGGGTTGTTGCCAGCGTTGAACAGGGCATTGGTTGTTGCCGAGGTCACAGCCTGGAAGCTGATGCTGGTCACGTTGTTGACGGCTCCGGTGATGATGACGTGAAGGCCCATCTCCACGCCGCCCTGCCCAACGACTTCGGGAGGGAAGGTGTAGCCCTTCTCCGTCAGCGACGGGAACTGCACGATGCTGGGGAACGCTCCGCCGGTGTTGGGTGCGCCGAAGTCGATCTCCAGATTCGAGTACCCGCTAGCGGTGCCAATCGCATCGCCCAGCGTGTTCGGAGTCGCCGTCACCGTGGTAAATGCGGCGGCGGTGGTGGAGGTTTGGCTGACCGTGTAGGTTCCAGCGGTGCCGCTGCCAGATCCATTCGCGGTAATGTACTCCCCAGCCGGAAGCCCGGTTCCGGAGATGTACTGCCCTACGCCGAACTGGCCGGAGGTGACGGTTGTGATCGTCAGGATGGTTCCAGCCTGCGAACCAGATCCGGCGACGTTGGCGGTGGAGGTGAGCGACCCTGTAGCAGTCCCAGTGCCGTGAAGATAAGCTAGTGCGTCAGTCATTGGCATGGTAGGCTCCTTAGCTCACAATCGTTTCGGTGTTGAGAATCTTCTCGTCCATGAGAATCGGGATGCCCTGGAAGCGCGTTACGCGCTTGCCCCAGATGTCGCCGGTCTCCACGTTCTGCGTGTAGTAACCGTTGATCTTCTGCGAGACGGCGCGAATGTCGATCTGCGCCTTCATGCCGCGGTTGACAACAATGACGGTCGAAGGATCGTCGCCGCCACCGGGTAGGTAGGTCAGAGCCTCAATCAGCAAGTTCTCGTCGAACCCGTTCGGCCCGGAGAAGCCGGTCGGGTTGATGTTGGCGATACGCTGAACGCAACGCTCGTCCTCAACCTGAATCCCCATCCACCACTTCAGATGGGTCGAGTACACCTGCAACTTCTTCGAGGCTCCCTGGTTCGAGAGGGCGGTGTAATACTCCTTCGTCCGCTCACCCAGATCAGTGACCATCAGACCGCCGGCAGTGTTGGCCGGGTAGAGTCCAGTGACCTTCTTCGGGCCAAACTCAATCGCCCAGATGGAGGTCGAGTTTCCTGTCGTCTGCCCAGCGTTCCAGACGTTCGGAACCCACGACTGGTCACCGTTCGGGTAGGATTCGAGGTTGTTGAACCGAGTCGCCAAGCCGTTGAAACTGCCGGGATCGTAGGCCAGCGAGCCGTAAATCAGGGTGGACTCCATCAACTGCCGGAAGCCTTCCATGTGGCTTGCATCCTGATCCATGCGCCACGCGGTGGGGTCGTTCTGGATGTTGCAGAGTTCCTTGTCGGTGTCGGAGTAGTCCTCCCACATCGCCATCGGGTCGGTGATCTGCGTGTTGTGCGCGGCGGTGGTCGAAACGCCCTCATTGAAGCGGCGGGTGCCGGGGACGGGGAGCGAGTCGTTCCGCACGGCGACGTTCGACAGGATGTTGTTCGATGCCTGCATCGGCAGGATGGAAAGCAGTGGGCACTGGCGGTCGAGTACCCGCGCAGCAGTCACCAGAGACGCATTGGCGTCTGTGGACGAGTAGTTATTCACTACGTCGATGAATGTCGAGTAACCAAGTTGCGATACGTCGGCCATGATGGAACTCCTTTAGGTGCGGGCAGGCTGCATCTTGCTGTTCGGGAATGGATTGCCAGCACCAGCGCTGGAGATCGTGTTCCCGCCCTGCGGTGATCGGTCTTCGCCAGTCAGCGCAGCGAACTTCATGATGAGGCGCATCGTCTGGAGCCGGGTAGTACCCGTCCCCGCGTCGAAGTCCTTATCAAATTCAGTTCCGATGTGCTTCTGGTAAACACGTTTCGCCAGTTCCACGTTGGTATCGAACTTGTTGCCCCACTCGCTTTTCAACTTCTCGGTCGCAGCGGTAATCTCTCCCGCGATCTTGGCGTTGTGCGCCTCGACCATCTGGGTCATCTGGGCGTTGAACTTCACACTCAGATTCTTCGCCTGTGCCTTCGTCAGACCAAGCTCGTGAGATACCTGCTTCCAATGGGCTGTCCACTCGGGAGCGTTCTTGTCTTCTCCGTCAAACTCGTATTCTTTGGCGTCCTTCGGTCGGCCTAGTGCGTCGTAGAAAGCGGCGCGGTCGGCATCAGTAGCAGTCTCCGTCAGTTTGGGAATCGAGTTGCTTACCTTTTGCTCAAGCTCAGTCGCCTTCGTCGAAACCGCGAGATAGTCGTTGGCAAAGTCTCCGACCGTCTTGAATTTCGTGAAGGTTTCGTTCGCTTTGAGCGTGTCAGGAAGACCCGCTATCCATCCCGGTGGTGTTGTCTGTTGTTGCTGTTGACCTTCTTCGGGCATTGATTCCTTTCGTTTCAAAGTAAACAACTGATTCTGTTTCGAGTCAAGCGCCTTCTTTTGGCTCAAGTCCCTCGAAGCCCAAAAAGTCATAGCAGAAATGCTTCAGCTTGCACGAGTAGTCGTCCCACAGGGTGAATCCGGACTGGCGGGCCCGGATCGAAAACGCCCAGTCGTCCTGATGGCAGATACCCTCGTGGATCATCGGCATAAACAGCGCGTATTGCGTCTCGTCACCCACCTTGTACGCAAGCTCTGGGTAGTCGGCCATCATCTTCCTGAACACGTCTACTTTGATGGTGAGGCTGTGGGCGGCACAGAACTGCGTCTCGTGCAGACCGCCCGCCTTGAACTTCTCTGCGAACCCTTCCCACGTCTCCGAGTAGTTGGCCGGGGTGAGTTGGTAGACGGTGTTCTTGCGGTAGATTCCGTTCACGATGTCCTTGTCGTCATTGACCAGACGGACAATCGCATCGTGCGGGAAGATCACATCGTCAGCTGCGACGAACAGGTGTGTGTCGTCCTCAGTTACGCACTGCGCCATGATGGGGCCGTAGTTGATGAACCCCGGACAGCCGCGACGAACCTTGGTGATCTTGACTCCAAACCCCTGAGACACCGCGTACTGCGCGGCGACAGTGAGGGAGTCCATAGATTCGTCGAACGGCTGCATCCGGGGTGCGAGCGCGACACGTACCTGCATCCTAGGTGTCCGCCGTCACGCGCACGATGTCTCCAGCGGTGGTGTCCATCGCCAGAATTGCGTGCTTGGTGGAAGCCACCGCTACCCCGGTCTTTCCCTTGACCAGAAGCGTCACGGTCTGCCCTGACTGATTAGACACAGTAAAGACCACCCCCGGCAGAACTACCGGGAAGTTGATCGTTGCCGCGCCGGAGGCGTTGGTCAGGTAGTAGTACGTCGCCCGAAGTTGATTGGCATTCAGGTTGACCACATTAGACGAACCCTGCGTTCCAATGTTGATGTCCACTTCCTTAGTGATGGCAAGCGTGGCTGGGGCCATCTCCTGTGGAACTCTCAGCCCGTCTGCTCCGGGCCACCGTACATTGTCGTAATCGGGAGGTGTGCCTGCCATTTGTCATTCTCCTTTAATTGCTAGTTCCAAATAGATGCTATCGAAGGCCCCCGCTGTTCGGGCAATCGTCTCAGCGAAATTCTTTTCCGTCACGAGTATAGGGTCATTCGGGTCTATGTTCATACCGAAATGTCCTAGAGTCAAAATATCCCCTAGAACTCTGCGGCCCTCATCGGTTCCAAAGACGTTGCGGTACCGTTGCTGCATTTCCTTCGCGGCGTCACGCGGCTCCTGCATTGTCGCCTCCACCCATCAGGTTTTGCAGAATTGACCCGGCTTCGGGAGCCTTTGCCAGTTTCGCCGCCGCCCCTGCCAGCTTCGGAATGTTCTCCGCCGTCTGCTCCTGCTTGGCCTGCGCCTGAAGGCTCTGCATGATGCCTGCGTAGGTCTTGTCGTCGTACAGGCAGTCCACTGGGACGTTGACCGACTCCGCGAACTCCTTGAGCATGTAGCGGCTGTTGATCGCGTGCGGGATGCTGGGGTCGATCTGCGACAACTGGGTAGTCAGGCCGAGGAACGAAGTCATTCCTCGAACCTTCGTCAGCCGGGTCTGCGCCTGTGCCAACGGGCCGAGATACTGAATCTCCACCTTTGAGTGCGACGATTGAAGCAGGATGTCCGGCGGGGTTGGGATTCTGCCAGCGGCGGCTTCGATCCGGTACATGCGATCCATGATCGGGTTTAAAGCCTCAGTCTGAAGATTGCCTACGCGAGTCCCTAGCACCGCAGCTTTCTCGCCTTGAATCTCCTGCACCTGCTCCTGCACCATACGCTCGCTCTTGCCTTGGGCGGCGAGTTGGCTCATCTTCTGGAAAACGTCGGTGTAGAAATACTCGTTGATGATCGCGGCGCGGCGGTCTTGATACTCGACCGTGAAGGGCAAATTCTGCACTCCGGTAGTCAACTGCTGAGGCATCCGAAGGCGAATGTCGCCCCGGTTACTCTCTAGGTACGTGATCCCATTTGCTCCGCGCTGAATTGCTCCGCGCTGGTCGGCGTACGCAACCAGAGGCGGCTCCGCTGCCTGCTGGCCCACCTTCAAATTGGTAAGGCCCATCTGGTTTGCCAGAGCGATGGCGATGAACGCGTCGTGCCCTGGGCCGCGTCCGTACACCTCGTCAGAGTTCTTTCTCCACCGCCACGTGAAGATAGGCATGGAGTCGTATCCACCCTCTTGCACCAGAGAGACTTTAGGCCCACCGCCTGTAGCAGTGTTGGGCTTGCCATCCACACCGAGAATCTTGCCACCCTTGCGGTAGAGCCACACCGACTCCCACTCCTTGCCCTTCGCATCGATCCGACCCGGCTGGTAGTCGGCACGGGGGTAGATGGCGTGGCAGATGTCGCGCTCGGCGTACATGTTGCGCTCGTAATCTTTCTTGAAGTTGTTATCGGCTTTGACCATCTCTTCCAAGCCGAATTTCTCCACCATCTGCCGCAGAGTCATTTTGTAGACACGGTAGTTGGTGTCCACCTGCCCAAACTCGTTCTCTGCGATGTAGCACTCGCGGAAGTGAGGCACGGTGAACACAGCGCGGGCGTTCTTGATGTCCTCTTCGACGAGGAAATATGAGGTTCCGCAGGTTGCTCCGTCAGAGATAAATTCAGGTGCCTTGTCGTAGAAGTTGGAGCGGTTGAACGCCGAGTACATCACCTCTTTACAGTCCTGCAACCACTTCTGCACTTGAGGGTAGGAGTCCAGGCGTTGCCCGTTCCACGCCCGCATCCCTGAAGTCCGAGGGAAGTTCAGCCTGCCCGGAAGCTCCAGCCCGAACCACTCCTGCTCACGCGGGAAGATGTTGCCTGTCATCCCATCGACTAGTTTGTTGCGGGCGAGCGGTGCGGCGTCGTCGTAAATCTCCTGCCCGGTCTGCTGGCCGTCCTGCAAGTCTCGGTCTTGGATGTAGCGGCGTCCCGGATTTACAAACTGGATGATGTTGTCCAGCATCGGCTCCCAGAAGAGTCTCTGTTGGGCCAGCACCTCAAGGTATTTCTCACAGTCCTGCGCCTTCTGCTCGTCCGAACGCTTGCCGAGTTTCGATTCCGTGTAAGCGTTCACTGAGCCGAATTGACGGGATGAAGCGAGCATTGGAATCATCCGAGTGTGCCCTTCCCGATGGTTGCTGCTCCCTGCGTGCCTAACGGGCTGGTCAGTTGGGTTGCCGCGAGCCCACGACGCTTCATCAGAGCCTCGGCCTGTGCCGTGGATGCTGCGCTGGCTGCTTCGGCCTGCTGCTGTGCTGTGGTGCTGGCAGACGGCGCGGCGGGTGCGCTGGGCATCTCTGCGATAGCGACTCCGGTTGCGGCGGCTCCGACCCCGGCTGCGATCAACGGTATGAAAGGGATGATAGGTGCCACGTCACGACCTCATGCTCAACCCAGAGTACAGCACCGAGCCAGAATCACGGCGCATATTTTGTCGATCCAGCAATTCGCGGGCGTACTCCTGATCTATCTCAGGTACAGGAACCCTGTAAACGGGCTGTTCCAGCGCAACGTATCTTATGCAATCAGGGAAGTCCTTATAGTCCTCTTCAGGTTTGTCTTTTCCGTCTTGCCATTGATAATTAAAAATACTCTGCGTTGGCCCCTTGTCGCCTTTGCACCCGTTACGGGCGAACATCATTCCGGGGAACTCTCTACCCTTTACGACCGAGTAGTGCGGCTTCAGGTACTCCTTCACGGCCTTATGTCCTAGAGAAACATCTCCCGGAGCGGAGTGACTGAGAATGATCTTCTTGATCCCCGCGTCGTTCAGTTTCTCTTCCCACGAAGTCTCGCCCTCTTGTGTCTTGGTTGTTCTAGAACCGAACTTGGCGTCTAGAATCACCATCTCCGGTTCTTTGTAGTTATGCTCCGCACGCTTCACTTTGACGGCATGAGCTATGTCATTGATGCTTCCATTCGCCATCAGATAGGTATAGAAATACACTCTATTGGCCGTCTTGCCATCGACGATAATATCTTCCGGGCTGACCGCTCCAAATATCCACCGTGTAGGCTTCGAGTCGGCAGGATCTACAGATTCAATTCGCATCCAATCGGCGGGGATTTTGAAATCGTCGTAGATGTGCTTCTCACGGTCAAGCTCCTTGTAAACCAACCCTGAAAGATGTTTCCACTTCCCCTCTTCGCGGGCCTCGCGCTCGTCAGGGTCAGTGATCTTCTTCATGTAGTTGTCGATGCCGGCGCGGGGCAGGAATCCCATCACCTGACCACACTTCGGGCAGTTGTCCACCGGGCGTACTTCGCCAGCCTTCAATCTCTCCGGGTCGTTCTCTGGGATCGTCACATCGCACTGGCGGCACCAGTCCTGGCAGTTGTCCCACGTCGATCCGCGGAACACAGCAATCTCCTGATCCTCACCGCCGTTGTTGAATCCGTGCAAACTCAAGAGGTCGTAGATGTACGCCTCTTTCAACGGCGTCATGGTGTACCAGCTTGGCCCGTTGGTGCTCATCAGTCCGCGTGTCGCGGCTGTCAGGATGGCTTGCGGCGGCGGCTCGTCGAAGTGGATCCAGTCGAGCACGGTGCCTTCGTAGCTCTCCGCTGGCTGGACGTAGGAGCGGAAGTGGATGGTTGACCCGCAGGGCTTACCGTTAAAGTCGTTGGCGAGGGTGATGCTCTTGATCGACCCGTCCGAGTAGCGCGAGGTCGTGATGCCGCAATACTCAGGGATGAGCGACATGAACTCCGGCTCGATCCTCTGCGCCAAAGTCTGCCCCGCAACTTCGCAACCCACGATGCCGTTGTTTGGGACGCGCACGTTGATCTTGTAGTCGGGGTCGTCGGGTTTTAGCCACGGCCTGAATCCCATAGCGTGAGCAATATCCTCAGCCACTCCTATTGAAGTTTTGCCGACCTGATTTCCACTTTCGAATAGGCGGGTGCGCGGAGTACGGCCACGCTTGTTCTTGGTTCGTATGAAGGGTATCTGCGCCCGGTTCATCTTCAGGTAGAAGAGTTTCAGGTACGTCCGAACCTTGTCCTCAACCTTCTCAAGGCTCTGGGGGTCTTTTGGGTCGTAGCCTTCGAGGAGGTCGGGGATAGGAGCGGTAGCGGCCTTGCGTGCCATCCAGTTATCCTACCTTGGGTACAGGCATCCCGTCCGCCCGAAACTCAATCCCGCGCATGTGGCACAGGTGCGATATGACCTGCCTGCTAGCTGCGTTTGGAACCGACCGACCCGACTCCCAGCCTGTCACTGTGTTCTGAGCTACGCCTATGGCTGTAGCGAAGGCCTTGGAGTCCATGTGGAGGATGGCCTTGATTACGCGGATACGGGTGGGATCGTCGATCAATTTAGTCCCTGTTCCTTCTCTACCAATTCGTCTATTCTCTGGAGGAAGTTATGGCGTCCTGTTGGATTCCCTTCCACCACCCCTCCCAATCTTGCAACGGCCATGTGTAGCGTTGCATCGCGCATGGCTACTTGAAGTTCAAGGGGAGTTCCGCATTGCAATTCACGCCATGCACAGAGCATGGACTCCGCTTCCGGTTTGGTGAGTCCTTCGATGATTGTTCCCATCGGCAATCCCCCAACTCCGTAGATTCGTCCAGATTCCCATTGCGGCTTGTTCTGAATCCCAAATGGCTGGTAGATATAAATTCCCTTTGGCTCGTGTTCGCTCATACCATTCCCCCTACATAATTATCAGGGTAACAGAATTGTCCACTATTTTCTATGGAACTAGACAGAATCAGTGCTGTCATACACCTTCTGGTTCCCGAACTCATCCCGCATATACCCTTTGAACGATGCCGCTTGTTCGCAGAGGATCGACATAAGCATCAACCCTGAGGCAACGGCGCGAGTTGGGTCAGCCACCATCTCATCATAGGACTTTCCCGGCTGATCGAAGTCTCCACTGATTTCCATGGATGGCTTGCCGTCAACCTCAGAATCCTCCATCACAATCGTTACCTTAGCCATCTCGTTTTTCCTTTCATAAGCGTACTTGCACTTCGTACTTAGACGGAATCAGGGAGTTTCTCGAACCAATCGACCGCCTGCTTGGCGAATTCCTCACGGATCAACTTGGATACCTGTTCTGTTTTCATGGCGTTCTGTTCTTTCTCGCCGGGGAGCCACGGCTGCTGCCCACTCATTGCAAAGTACCACCGAGCGGTAAGCGTCTTTTCCTCATAGAGAGCATTGTCTAGGACTTCGTTACCCGTTCCGAACCGACTCTTCTTCATTGGCGCACCTCTTCTATCCACTATTCCTTATGGGACTTGGACGGATCGGGTGATAGGGCATTGGCTTGTTTTTTAGTCACTCGATCTCCTATAAAGTGCTAAAGACAAAAGCGTTAAGTACTGTTTTATGGTGATTCGGATATGGTGAGCAGGAGGCGGAGGTGTGGTTAACCCAAGTTCTGGGCAAATCCACGCCCTCGAGACAGATTCGGCATAAGGAGCCGCAGGCTGGCTTGAGGCGCCGGGGTGCCACCACTCTGTTTGACCCCTGAGGCTCATCGCTTGCTGGGCAGCCGTGGGGCTGTTGATCCCAGTTTAGGGGATTGGTCAGAACTACTTCGGTCTGTGGCTCAGTTCCCACGGAAGGGCAACTCTATCTCGAAACTCTCGAGTGTTCCGTCACGCTCCCGCTCTCAAGTTACCTTGAGACGGACTGGTTCCTGCCGCCTACGATTTCTCGCAAGATGCCAGTTCACACGAAGTCTTTGGGGAGTTCAAGCCGAATTGTCGGGAGAATGTCCGCATATGGTGAAACTGGCAACTTCATCTTGCAATAGCGCGTCCGATATGTCAAGATGTAATTGTTCGCGTGTGAACTGGCGCTCCATACGAACATCGCCTCCAAAGCTCAGACTGACCCCAGCCTCGCATCTGGGGTCTTTCTGTGTGTGCTATAGTGTTGAAACTCATATGAAAACCACCTTAAAGCCTACGCCAATGACGAAGCTCCAGCTTGCATCTCTGGGCTGGGTATGGTGTGTATGTTCGAAGACGATGGTGAATCCTCTGACTGGGGAGCGCCAGTTTTCCACAGGCTAGGAGATGCTTCGATCAGGGCCAGCATCAGTTTTCGATTGCCTCTGGCTTTGAAGTACAAGTCGTTGAGGGCGTCGTTATCGAGTGCGGAGGTTTGGCCGGTCCATAGTCTTTGGCGGTAGCCTTTGATGCTGGGGGGGCCTGTCTGAACTGGGTGCCACAGGTGGAGAACCTGACCGGGCAAGGTCTTGTGGGGGGCGTAGAGGGTGTCTGTAGCGAACATGGCGGCACCGTCCTCGCCTCCCCAGCCTCTGAACCGCTCATCCCAGCGCACGAAGCCTTTTGCGGGCACTATCTGGCACATAGCTCCGAACCAGTGGCCTACCCTGGACGCTGGCGATCCGAGGAACATGCCTGAGTTGGCGAAGGTGCCTTTGTCGGGCGAGAACCTTGGACGCCATGAGTTGAGCATCCTGTCGGAAGTCTCTTTGGTCAGCCGGTACATTCTTCGGTAGGGCACGAACCACAGTTTCCATCCCTTGCTTCTGGCGTGGCGAATCTCTCTGGCGCAGTGCAGGATCGACTTTGCCGACAGGAACACGTCGGCATCGAGGATAACGTAAATATCTCCATCGGCTTGGCTTGCCGCGTCGTTGACGGCTGAAGATTTTGAGAAGGGAAATTCCGGCTGGGGGTCTTTGCCCATGACGATCTGGCATCCGGGCAGGGTGCATCGGATGTAGCGTTTGATCCAGTGCCAGTTCCTGACGCGGTTGGGTTCGGTCGAATTGAATGGAACGAGGATGCTGATTCCATAGCCTCTTATACGCAGGATGCGGCGAATTTTACCCCAGATTGACACGGCTCAACTCCCGCATGGCATCGTAAATCTCGTAAGTGGCGTCTTCCACGTCGCGGCGTTTGGGAGTCATCATCTTTCCCGGCACGAACTTAGTGCGTATGGACAAACTATAGTCCTTGAATTTGAACCAACTTCCTTCTGTTTTCAGTTCTTTCGATATCTCGACACGCCGGGGTATGGCGAAGGCATCGGCCACGATCATGCCGTGGAGGGATGAGGTCACTATCCAGTTAGATGCGGCAATGTCTCGTATCACGCTCAACGGATGGTCTCCGGGTGAGATGACGTTTGCCTGCGGGAATCTGGCTGCGAGGGTTTTGTCTTTCCAGTGGGGCAGGACGCTCAAGAGCCACCGTTTGTCCTGCGGTTCAACAAGTTCGTTAGCCAGCAGGCCGGGGTCTCCCAGAGCGTAATTTCCCCAGATGCCTTTGGCTGACAGCGGGCCTCTCAGCGCAAGTATTTTAGCGTTGGCGGGATTGAACTGGGTGCGTGCATAGTCTCTTAGCAGGCCGGTTCCGACGACGTATCCGGTAAAGTTCTTAGGCAGGTGTTCGAGGACTGATCCGACGGAGACGATCTGGCACTCATGGGGTGATGCCCATAGGACGTTCAATTCAGCGAAGCGGGCGAGGATCAGCGGGGATATTGCGTCTCCGAAGTTGGGTATCTTATTCCACCAGTAGGCTTTGACTGGAGGTTTGCGGAACCATAACAAGAGGTGCCTCGATCAATGCGGGTCTAAGCCTACTTTACAGCAAAATCCCTCGCGTTGCTCAAGGAAGCCTTTGACATGTGATGCATTTTTCGAGAAGTTGTGGTATGGTGGTTTTCGACGAATCTGCGTTGCCTCCTAGCATGGAGAACCCCCCGATTGCCTGGGGGGTTTTCTGCTGTGCTCTGAAACTATTCCCGCGTCCTGCTTCCTCGAAGGAAAGTCTACTCCGGCTTGAAAGTTCGGGCGATGTGTTGGGCCAGAGGAAACGGTATCTTGGCAATCATGGCGGAGGCCATCTTCCGTTGAGTTGACTTGGAGGAGTTTCGACGCATCGGAGAACTGTCCCATCCGAATCCTCCCCCGTAGCCTCCGAACCAATCCTTTCCCACTTTACGGCCATCTACGTTTGAAACGTTACAACTCGCAAGGGTGCCGTTTTCTCTCCATCCTCCATCGTCGTGCTTTCGCGCCTTGAACGTATGCGGCATCAGCGCCGGCACGTCGCCCCACAGGTAGAAGCTCCCATAGTTCCAACGTGCTCTGCCAACCCACTTCTGAGCCCCGCGCACGTTCTCAACAATCATCGGTATGTGGCGCCCAGCAGCCTCAGACGCCTCGCGCTGCAACCGGAAGCACTCATTGAACAGCAGCGTTAGGTGAGACCGCATAACGCCCGTCTCGTCGGCCTCAATCGCTCTCGCCTTCGCCTTCGACAGCGACCACGGCATCGCCATGTAGCTGTACTCCTGGCAGGGTGGGCTGGCTACGATCACCGCCGCATCCTTGAACTCGGAACCGTGAATCGATCGCACATCGCGCAGGATCAACTTTCCGGGATACCCTCCGGTGCCGTAATCGTGCGCCTCAATGTCGTAGCCGACGCACTCGTAGCCTTCGGCCAGAAACGCCTCAGACCAGCCGCCGAGTCCGCAGAACAGGTCGATGCAGATAGGCTTAGGCATCCAGCGCCTTGATGCTCGCGTCGATGGACTCCAACTCCTCAGTCATCACCGCAATCTTCTCAGCCAGGGCAGCACGCTGCTTATTTAGGTGGTTCAGCGCGATCACGATGTGACGGCCCTGCTTGCGTTCCGGTTTGCGCTCATCGTTCAGCGGGAGTTCGATTGCTGCGTCCCCTGCCACTTTTGCCATGTTGCCTCCGGTGCTACTTGGTTCTCCTTTTAGGCTTTGCCGGATTTTACAGCTTCATTGAAAGCGACCATCTCGTTTCGCAGTGCGGATACTTTCTCCAGGTCTGCTTCTGTTGGTTCCACGCCGGGATCGAGAACATTCATAAACAGAAAGAACAGCGACGATGCTCCCCCATAGAACGTCCTACGCAGGTCGATGTATTGCTGATCGGAAATGTCTCCGAAACAGGCAAGGCAGAATTTCTTCCACTCGGATTCAATCATCACTTCTCCTTGAACATCTCACAATCTTTCCGGTACGGCCTGATGGGGTGGCTCACTGGTTGCAACCCCCATTGTTCCGCTCGCACACAAAACTGTTCTGCCAGCCATGCTTGCACTTCGAGGTTCCAGACCTCTCGCCAGTATTCTTGGTTCCGGTCGGGACATTCGCAGTCCCTGTTCGGGCTCTCGACTCTGACTTGGCCTTCGCCGCGGTCGATATGCTCGGAGTGTCCCCCGCTTTCGCCTCTGCACCTAGCACCGGAACGTTTTTGGCGGAGCCTGTTGCTATCTCGCCGCCCTCAACGTGCGCGGCCCGCGAGTTACCTTCGCTATAAACCGATCTCAGCCGCAACTCAATCACCTTCGCCCGACTGATAAACCCAGAACGAGCCTCAGCATCAATCGCCTCCACTAGGAAGCAAGGCAACCGAAGACTGATATGTGTTGTGTTCGCCATGACCACAATGTACCACAATACTGTGGGACAAGCAAGCACAATGGAACATCTTTTTGTAAGAAAAACGTGGGAGCGGGATAGGACACCTCAACCACCCCACCGCCTCATTGGGGGAGACGGGGTACCCCATAGGCTCTCTTTCCATGCCCCTAACCAACACAAAATAAACACGATAGCCCAGTCAAGCGCGTCAGACCATAGCCATGGTGCATAGCTAAGCCATTGATAGCACTACACTAAGGCTTGGGCTCTAAGCTAGCGTCGATTGTCTCGCGGATCGCCTGCGGATTGCCCACACGCTCGCGGATCGCAGCTGCTACGTCCAGCAGAACTGACACGTTGATCCCGGTAGCTAACCCCTTGACTAGCTGTGACTTATCGAACGCAATGCCTGCCACTGTCATAAGTTGCACCGCGTTCGCCTTTGCTAGAACCTTTGGAGTTAGGGACGCCACCGAGCGCATTGTGATTGAGTCGAAGATATCGGCTTTATGCTCCTGAAAGGCGCGCAGGTCTTCGGTGGAGTGCTTGCCCAAGTACTTGCCCAATACATAGTCAACGTTGTTCGGTGCACATCCAACGCGACGTGCTATAGCCCGCTTGCTGATCTTCGGACTACGGAGACGCATATCAATGATCTTATCCGCTGCTCCTGTTCTAGCTGCCATTCCGCCATTCTAGGGCAAATTGGGCTCTAATTGCCACTGTAGCGAGCCCTAGGACGCATCGCTGACTATTCGGTGATACCTCTATATGGCTGATTTGAGGGTGATTGTGAGATATTTCAGATTATTTCAAAGATTACACTTGACACACTTGGGACACTGTGCGAGTATCTATTCATCGGTGAGGCGTTATCACACTCGTATGTAGCCGATGTAAGACAAGCGCAGAGTAGGACGGAAGCGATGGAACAAATCTAGTGAGTGTGGCGTGAGTTACTGACAAACTCGAAGGGCTCGCGCAAGAGCCCAAACAATCGCTTAGGAGGCGATACCAGATGATCAATCACTACGAGATGCGTTACGAGACTCACTACATCGCCAAGCTGCGCGAGTCCGGCGATACCTGCGACGAAGTTGTGTTCTTCAATGGCGAGATGATTCATAAGGCCACGTT